GTTCCGGTGACGCTGGTGACCGGGAGGCTGTCCCATTGCGCGTCATCCCATGTACCTGTATTCCACGGCCCTTTTGCCACGACTCATCACGCAATCCGCAGAAGCGCGGTTGACGCATCGTTGGTCGGCATGGTCAGGATGAAGTTACCCGCCGTTACCGTCTGCGACCCGAAGGTGTAGACCGCTACCGCTTTGTCGGCCTGCGTGCTGTTGTATATCAACACAGCGTCAAACGCCGTGGTCAGGGTCACCCCGGTATAGGTCAGCGAGGCAGAGGGTGTCCAATACGCCGTGGTTCCCGTTGAGGTGGGCGCTGTGGCGTTGGAGACGGTGATGCCGCCTGCGCTATACCCCGCGCCCGAAACCTCTCCAGAGGCGTTATAGGCGGTCGTGGCAGCGTTAACGGTAGCCGTGGCCTCGTAGAGCGCAGCCTTGAAGGTGTCCTTCGCGGTCGAGCCACGGGTAGGCGGTGTGCCGATGGCGTGTACGCCGCCGAGGATTTCGACCTTAAACGAGGTACACATTGCCTGCGTGTTAGGCATCAGAATTTCTCCAGTTCGCCAAAGAGGGGCGGGGCTTCCTTTAGGTGGACATGGACAGACCGATGCACCAACTCGCCCTCATGCCAATATTCCACCCAACGGGTATGTTCGTGGTCGTTGTTAACCTCGCCCTCGCGCTTATCCAGCAGGGCTTCGTCCATCATCCCCTTGGTCGTCGTAATCATTGCAGTCGCGGCTCCAGTTCAAGGGCTTGCTGCACCGCCTCCACGCCCACCGCACGCCCATCAGGGCCGCGCACGATGCGTTTGGGGGCAGTCAGCGTGGCAAGGGCAGTACGCACGCCCTTCATGTTCTCGTCGTTTGACGATGCCATCTGACCGTAGAGCGCCACGAGGTTCTGCATCGCCTGCCTTACCTCGCCGCCCATGTCCTGCATGACGCGCTCGGTGACGGCTTGCTGCTGCTCCAGAGCGGGGATGTCGAGGCCGGGGTTAGCCGAGATACGGGCGACCATGACCTTTGTGGCAGCGTCCAAGTCGGCTTTGTACTTCGCCATTTGCTGCTCTGCGGCGATTTTCTGCTGTGCAAGTTGCGCCTCAAACTGCTGCTTCATCTGCTCCAGTTGCTGGTCATTCTGCGCCTTGAGCGCCTCGACCTGCGCCGATTGCTGCAACTTGGCCTGCTCAATCTGCATGAGCATCTGCGACTTGGCCTGTTCAGCCTGTGCCTCCATCTGCGCCTGTTGCGCGGCGGGGTTCTCACGGGGCTGCGCTGCCATCTGCTTCAACTGCTCCGTTGCAGCGTCAATCGTACCCTCAAGCGGACGCGCCGCCTTGAACGCCTGCACGCCGTACTTGAGCAAGTCCATCATCACCGGGACAAGTTCCGGCGAGGCTTGACCGACCGGCAACGCCTGCTGCAAGAAGCCGCCGAAGGCTTGCAGGAACTGGAGCCTGTCCTGCTTCTCTTGCACCTCATCAATCTGCACAAGGCTGTCAGCGGCGATGTCGATGCGGAAATTACGCAGCGGTTTGTCGCGGATGAGTTGCAACGCCTGCGGGATGAGCGCCTTGTCAGCGTCCGACATCTGCTCTGCGGCAGAGTAGGCGAGGATGGTCTGCGGCTGGTACCGCATACACATCACCTGCGCCTTGAGCCTGATGACCTCGGTTGCAAAGAGCGCCACATCTTCCTGCATCGACCGCAGGCGCAGGCCAGCGTACTGACCCTTGATTTGCTGCGCCGTCGCCGTCTCTGAAGCCGCAGATTGACCACGGATGATGTCGCTGATGCCCGTGATTTCGTATATCTGACCCTTGATGTCAGCGCGTGCTTGATAGCATTGAATGAGCGCCTGCGCGATGGTGTCGAGCGGCAGCAGGTCAACGCTGCCCTTCAAGCCGCCCTTCTCGCTAAACGCCGCCCATTTGTCCACCGGAATGAGGGCGTTGTTGTCGCCCTCGGTCATCAGCCGCTGCAACGCCGGTTGGCTGGCATCGTACACGCCGCGCACACGCAGCGCCTTGACCAAACCATCAATGCGGTCGGAGAGGATGTCCAACTCCATGGCCTGGTCTTGGTACAGCACGAAGTCGGGGACAGGCACAAGGTTGTCCGAGGTCGTCGTGGCGTAGAGCGGCTTCGGGCAGGGGAAAAACCCCTCGAAGTTGAGCGGGTCGTCACGCACATCAATGAAGTGCGACATACCCTTCGACAACCAATAGACCTTTAGCGTCTCCTTGTCCCAAAGTTCGCAGATTTTGGCGAGGTTGTACTGCCGCTTGCTGTCGCGGTAAGCGTTAAGCGTCTCCGGGCCTTGGTCGGTCGGTATCTGACGCGCCATTTCCTCGCCGAAACGCTCTACAAGCGCCTCACGGGTCATGTAGACCCAGCGCCATACCTGCCCCACCTCTTCCCAAGTGCGGCCCTGTGAGTGTCCAAAGTCCTTCCAATGGACATAATCGACCGGGGCGCGTTCGTACTCAATCTGCTCAAGCGGTGGCGGTGCGCCCTCGCCCTGTTCGATGGCAGAGGTGATAGATACGCCATCGTCCTCTACGCCAATTGGGGCAACATGAGGCTCGTACCGCACCCATGCCGTGCCTCGACCGCCGAGGAACCTGTCCTCAACATCGTATTTCATGGTCGAGCGGAAATCGGGGTAGTGCTCAATCTCAAAGTCGATGGCGCGTTCGACCAGCCGTGCAGCGACACGCCCAACGGGGTCGTTATCGCCAAAGCGTCTGCTTACATCAGCCTTCGGCAGTTTGGCGTAGACGGCAGGGATGAGCGTCTGGACATTGCTCCAGAGGATGTTGAACTTGGCGGTTTCGTTGCCGCCCGAGCCTCTGGTGTCGTCGCGGTAACGCTTGACGAGTTTCTTTACCCGCGCCTGCCACTTGGCAAACTCGTTCTCGTAGGTGCCGATGACCCGCAGGTACTTCTCAAGTTCTTGGCTAACGCGCTCGTCCATCTGTCAGTCCTTCTTGTTTCGCGCAGAGATGGCTCTAGCCTTTGCCTTCGCATCTTCCTTGCTCGACGCACCCCAAGCACGCAGCGCAAGCGCAAGGCGGGTCGGCTTGCCGTTTTTCTCCATCGGCCCAGCCATGTTCCCCATGCGTGCGAGGAACGATGCGCGGCGAGGATTGTCGCCGCCCTTCACCGGGGGCTTGAGCGTGCCGCCCGTCTCGGCTTTGTAGGAAGCGCGGCCCTTGGCGTTCAAACCGCCCTTCGGGTTCTTGCCTTCCTTACGCTGCCACGCTGCGCTCATCAGTAACCCTTTTTCTCTGGTTTAGCGGTCTTGGCAGACTCGCGGAACGCCTTCGCGGTCGGCGCACCAGCCTCTCCGGGCTTACGCATCCTCTCGCCGGAGCCAGCCTTGATACGCTCCTGCTTCGCTAGGATGTTGGCGTAGAGTCCGGGTTTGCGGTTCATTTGCTAAACAAGCCAACTGCCAGCACGGCAGCGCCTGCACCCGTCGTGACCTTCCACGGGCCGGTAGCCGCGTTGAGGCCAAGTTCCACGACATACACGCCAACAGCCGTACTCGCTGGGATGGAAAGGATGGTTGTGCTGCCGTCGATGATGCTGACGGTTGAAGTCAGCGCCGTTGATACCGTCACCACGATGCGATGCAGGTAATCGTTTGCTGCGCCGTTGGTGCCAAGCACCTGCGCGGTCTGCGAAACGGCGACCGTCTCGTATGGATACTGGTATGGATTGCTTACGCCACTCATATTCGCGCCCTCCTTGAGACGCTACGCTCGTGAACCTGCCACATGTCATTTAGCGTGACCTCATTCTGTGGCCCAACAATCAAGGTCTTGCTCTCTAACGGCCTCTGCGCGGACGGTTCAGCCCTCCACGCAACTGCCAGCATACGGAAAGCGTCGGCAGGGTGTGATGTCCAATCGTGTCGGGGTGATGCCCTAAACGCTTTCTTGTCCTCATCATACTCTCGTTGATACTGGCGTAAAGCCTCTATTCCGTCGCCACATTTTACGGAATTGAACCAAGTTCGGGGCAACATCTGGCGAATTGCTTGGATTCCGTCCTGTAAGCCGATGTTCGGCACCACAGACAAATGGTTGATGCCGAGGTGGTCAGCCAACTGCTCTACGATGCTGCGCCCCGTTTGAAGCGACTTCGCCCGTGCGTCATGCGGCAGGTGATGCTTGCCGTAGGTGTAACCCTTGTTAACGACTACCTCTGCAATGGCGCGGATGTCTGCACCCGAGACTGCGTAGAAGTCAATGACGCGCACCTCGCCGCCCACGACCTGATACCACCATATCGCCGTGTCGTCGCGGTAGCCCAAGTCCCATGCTGTGTGTACCGGATATCCCGGCTCGAAGACTACACGCTCGTTAATGCGCGGTTCTGCCAGTCGCATCTCTGTGCCAAAAAACGCACCGATAATGGCTGCTTCGAAACTGCACTCGTACTCTTGGAGGTACTGGTCTTCCGACAACTGCGCCTTTGCCGCGTTGAGTTCACTCTGCGGCAGCAAGCCCGAATCGCTGGCAGGCAGGCGCAGGACAAACCACTCGTCTGGGATGCGCCGTGCCGTCTCGTAGATGTCCCAGAATTGGTTCTTGCCCTTCGGCGTACCGGCGAACACAGCCCAGCCTTGTTTATCGGAGAGCGCAGGGCGTATCACATTGCCAAATACCGAGGGCTTGAAGTCGCCGTACTCGTCCATGTACACGCCGCTGAACCCAAGGCCGCGCATTGCGTCTGCGTTGTCTGCGCCGAATAGGCTGACCTTCGTGTTGTTAACGAGCGTGATGGTCATCATCTGCTCGTTAATGTCGCTAATGAGCGGCTGGGCGTAGTGCTTGAAGTAGTCCCACGCAATGCGTCTGGCTTGGTTCTGGTAGGGAGCGACATACCCGAAGAGGCCATTCGGCCCCTTGTACATGAAGGCTGCGCGGATGATGTCGTTAACCGCTGCGACAGTCTTGCCAGCACGCCGATGCGCGACGAGGCAGGCCCACCGCTTTGTGCGGTCGTGGAACGGCATGAAAGCCCGTCTCGGGCGATACGGGAGTTCTACCCGCTGCTTCACTCGGGCTTGCCCCAAGTCGCCTCAATCTCAATCTTGCTGCCGTCTGGGCCGCTGTGTTCGTGCCGTGCGAGTTTAGGCACATGGTATTCGAGTAGGTCGCTGAAACACTTAAACGCCGCCTCTGCGCCCTTGTTCGCGTGTATCTCTTCGAGCCAGCCCTGTAGCCGACCTGCGTTGCCGTCTACAAATCGCGCAATGGCTTCTCTAGCCAGTTGCGTTGACTCGTTAGGCACGCCCTTCGGTCTGCCGGGGCCACCCTTTCTGCCCTTTTTAAAAGAACCTTCGTTAACCATGTGAACAGTTTACTTCTGTTTACCGGTACGCCGCAATGCCTCGGTTAGCGTTAAGGTGCGTTATCTGCGACGGCAGCATGACCGACACATGGGAAAATTTGAACATCAGCATATCGGCACGGCGTTCCCACCGTTCGTCGGAACGCTCCTGTTTCCATGTTAACTGCGCTGCACTTTTTGCGGACTTGCCGAGTTTCATCTCTTTTCCTCGTTTTCCGAAAGCATTTGCTGTGCTCCAAATGTTGCAAGTACCGCAGGAACAATTCCCGCTTTTGCGGCTTTCCTCAAACCCTCAAACCCTTCTGCCTTGAAAATGTTTCTGGCGCGAATCACATCTTCTCTAGCAACGCCGAATCCTTTTGCGGCGTAATCAATGTCCCGAGCATTTCTTGCTGCAACGGTTTCTCGATATGCAGGGTTTACATCTAAATTTTTCATCGTCATGGGCGCTTGTTCCATCATCTCAAGCATTCGCGCAGTAACCGCACCCGGAGTGTTGCTGCGGTAAGCGTCCCCGTAATCAATGTATCCAGTTTCGGCGCGTCCAAAGTCAATTTCTGTTTTGCCAAACGCCTCGGGGTTTTTCTTTACGATATCACGCACTTCTTTCGCAAACTTTTCACCCTGCGCTGTACCTTCGTTTGCAAGAATTGTTATGCCGTTTGGCGCACTTGCAAGGTAATAACCTCGTTGCTCAAACAGAGGAGCAATACGCTCCATGTCCGCTTGAGTCATGTTTTTACCCAAGTCAATGGATGCTCCAGAGTAATCTGCGGCTGACTTTGCAGGCAGTAACTTGTGCCAAGCGCCAGCCTCTTGAACATCAAAATACGCTCGGGCCGCTTCTACGGCGTTTAAGGCATTCACCGAGCCGGGCGTTAACGCGCGCGACTTGTCAGCCGTTGTGTAAATTCCGGTTACGGGCCGCGCGACCATTGCAGGGTTTGCCGTGTCCTTAAACCTTCCTACGGTTTCAACTGTTTCACCCGGCAGCATCCGAGCCGAGGTGTAACCGATGTCCCGCCCCGATAGGCTGGTGTTCCACGACCCTCTTGGGTCTTGCGTATACGCCGCGCGCACATCGAACGGCGCGTTAAGCAATCCTTGAAGATGCCCCGTTGCTGGAGAACTTACGGCCTCATAAGTCGCGTTGGCTTCCTGCGTGGGGAAGTAATCGGCATACGACCGTGCCGCTTCTCCCGGTTGGATATCGCCACGACGAATCTTGTTCCCTGACCACGCCGCCGCTTGCGCCGTTCCTGTTCCCCAGTCAGAAAAGCCGCCCAACTGTTCGCGGTTCGCTTTTTCTATCGCGCGCGCCCTGACTTCATCCATGAATGCGTGCTGCGTCGGGCCACCAACCGTGCCTGTTGGATATCCCATCAGTTCAGCCTCATGCATATCGTTAACGCCGCGCCCAATTCTCTCGGGTGCGTATGCAACGCCGAGTTGCGTTGCGAACGGGTCGCGCTTGTGACCAAGGTAGTCTGCCCGACCAGCGTCATACATGGCTTGCAACGGAGGGCTGTCCCTTGAAGGGAATCGACCCGTTAAAACTGGCTCTCCGGTGACCGCTTGGATGTGTCCCTTCGCGGTCATCGAAGTATTGCCTGCGACATTATTTGCGCGGCTTAACGCGGCAAGATTTTGGCTGACCAAATCTGCCTCGACAGGGTTGTTCCCGGTGCGGGCAAAGATGTCTTTGCTGCTGTCGATGTAGAAATTTCGACCGGGCAACCCTTCCTGCATCGCCCTCACATAATCGTTGACCATTGCGCCAAGTTTTTGCGGGGAGTCAACGCCCGGTGGCGCGCCAACATACTGACCCGAAGTGCCGACTCTGCGTTTTGCTCGGGTAACCAATTGCTCCGCTGCTTCTGTTCCTTCTCGCGCTTTCCCAGCCGCTTTCGCCACGCCGCCCACAACAGGCGCGCCCGCAAGGATAGCCAGCCCCATGCCGAGTTTGTCGCCCGTGCGCCGGGAACGCTCAAAGTCTCGCGCAGCCTGCGGGTATTGCAACGGGGTAAAACCTGCGACGATGTCTAGTGCCGTGTCGCCCGCGCTCTGCGATGCAGGAGCGTCAAGGCTTGTCATGCGCTGTGTTGCGCCCTTCACAGACTGTCCTAACTGATTCATGCTTGGGACAGGGTCGCCAGATGCGCCAAATCGTTGCCCATAATCATCGGGAACAGATACACCCTGCGTTTCGGCTATCTTCCGGCGCAGTTCATCAAAATATTGCAACGCTGCAGCAAACCTTGACGGTTCCGTTTTTTTGCTTTTGTTAGCAGCAGCCATAATTAACTTAAGTTTTCGAGTTTGTACTTGAGGCTCGTCACCGCATCAACCACGGCATCGAACAGGTTAACAAGGTCGCTGTCCTTCGGGAGTGAGCCTTTGATTTCGTCGAGGAAGGTCAGCAGCCCCTTCACATA